ACGGCTACTTACTACCCATGGGTATTAACAAGAGATACTGTGAACAATACACAAATCTATTTACCACCAACGGCTGAAGTTGTAAGAAACTTAGCTTTGACTGATAATATTGCTTTCCCTTGGTTCGCATCTGCAGGATATACAAGAGGTTTGGTAAATTCAATCAAAGCAAGAAGAAAACTTACACAAGAAGATAGAGACACACTTTACAAAGGTAGAATTAACCCAATTGCAACTTTCTCAGATGTGGGTACAGTAATTTGGGGTAATAAAACTTTACAAATTAAAGAGTCTGCGCTTGACAGAATTAATGTTAGAAGACTATTACTTCAAGCTCGTAAATTGATTTCGGCAGTGGCAATCAGATTGTTGTTCGAACAAAATGATGATAAAGTTAGACAAGATTTCTTGGATTCAGTAAACCCAATTTTGGATCAAATTAGAAGAGACCGAGGTTTGATTGACTTTAGAGTTACAGTTTCTAACACACCTGAAGATTTGGATTCCAATACTTTAACGGGTAAAATATTCTTGAAACCTACAAGAGCATTAGAATACATCGACATCGAGTTTGTTATTACACCAACAGGAGCATCTTTTGATGATGTATAATAGAAAATAAAAATGGGGGATAGAAATATCCCCCTTATTATATTTATATTAAAAGACTATGAAAATAGAGAAAAAAATTATCAAAGAAAGTATAGGGGACAAGAAAATGAGTCCTGAAACTTTTTCTACACAAAAACAAAACATTATTTTAACTGAATCTCAGTTGGACACATTATTGAAGAAAATTAGAAAATAATGAATGTAAAAAAACATGTTTACAACTATTTGAACAGAATAGTGTCGGAGGGTATTGATGAAACAGGCACACCTGACACTAAATATTATGCATTCGATTGGGATGATAATATTGTTTATATGCCAACGCAAATTATAGTATTGACCGAAAATGATGATGAAATCGGTATGTCTACCGAAGATTTTGCAGAACACAGACACAAAATTGGAGTTGAACCCTTTTATTATAAGGGAACTACTGTTGTTGGGTTTGCAAAGGACTCATTTAAATTTTTCAAAGAAATGGGTGACAAAAGGTTTGTTATTGACTCAATGCTTGCTAAACCAGGACCATCATGGAATGACTTTGTTGAATGTATAAACGGTGGATCAATATTTGCGATTATCACGGCCAGAGGGCATAACCCTTCGGCTTTAAGAGAAGGTGTGTATAACTTTATTGTTAGTAACCACAACGGTATCAATAGTAAGTTACTAGTTGAAAACTTAAAAAAGTACCGAAATTTTTTCTCAGAAGATGAAATGGTGACCGAACAAATAGATGTCAATTTTTCTGACAAAGAGTTAATTGACGAATATTTGGACCTTTGTGTTTATGAACCCGTAACTTTTGGACAAGGAAGTGCTGCCAATCCTGAGAAATTAAAAATTATAGCAATGAGAAAGTTCATAAGTTACTGTCAAGGATTAGCTGATGAGATCGGGAAAAAAGCTTATTTCAAAAACGGTGTCGCTAATAATGAGATTATATTACAGATCGGTTTTTCAGATGACGATGAAGGTAATGTAAAATCAATAGATAATTTAGTGTCTCAAGAATATCCAGATGTTCCTATATCCGTATATCTAACAAAAGGAGATGAAAAAGTTAAATATAATAAGTAATTAAGTAACTTTCTAGTTAAAGAATATTTTAAAAATACTTGGAAGTAAATAGAAAAATTTGAAACAAGGTATATTTATAATAAAAATAAAAGAAAAAACAAAAATTTAAACAATGGCTGATTTGTTAATGAAAATGCCCTTTCAGTATGAACCTAAAAGAGCTAACCGATTTATATTGACTTTCCCAACATCTTTGGGAATCAATTCTTGGTATGTAGAAAGCACATCAAGACCAAGCATAAAAATAGAATCAAAAGATATCGCCTTTTTAAATACTAAAACATATGTGGCTGGTAACTTCGAGTGGGAACCTATTAGTGTTAAGTTTAGAGACCCTATTGGACCATCAGCTGCACAAGCACTAATGGAGTGGGTTCGTTTACACGCTGAGTCCGTAACAGGTCGTATGGGTTACGCTGCGGGGTATAAAAAAGACATCGATTTAGAAATGTTAGACCCAACAGGAGTTGCGGTTGAAAAGTGGATATTACAAGGTTGTTTCCTAACCGATGTTAAATTTGGTGACTTAGGTTATGATAAGACTGACATCATGACTATTGATGCGACATTAAGACCTGATCGTTGTATATTAGTTTACTAAAATAAAAAATATTATTATGTTCGAAACCCACTCACAAGGTGGGTTTTTTGTTTACATATAATAGATGTAAAGTATATTTAAAATAAAAAACTATGAATACAGTCGAATCATATGGACAAATGGACTTCAACTTACCACACGATGTGGTGAAGTTACCAACTAAAGGAATATTTTATAAACCTAAAAGGGAAGCATTGAAAGTCGGGTATTTAACGGCTAGTGATGAAAACATGTTGTTGTCACCCAATTTATCGAGTGATGGGGTAATCCCCCTTTTGATGAAAACTAAAATTTATGAACCTGGATTTGACATTAATCAGCTACTAAATGTAGATGTGCAGGCAATCCTAATTTTTTTAAGAAATACTTCATTTGGGTCTGAGTATAAATTAAAAGTAACTGATCCAGCTACAAACAAACCATTTGATATTTCTTTATTATTAGAAGAAATAAATATTATTGATCCCATTCACAAACCTGATAATGATGGACTTTTTAGTTTCACATTACCAAAAACAAATCAAAATGTAAAAGTTAAATTGTTAACTTTAGGTGATGAGAAAGAATTAGACAAATTATCAGAATCATACCCACAAGGAATGGTTGCTCCTGTGGTAACTAGAAGGTTAGAAAAAAGTATTGTTGAGTTGAATGGTGATACGGACAGAAATAAAATATCATCTTTTATAACACAAATGCCAATTGGCGATTCTAAATTCCTTAGAAAGTTCCTCACAGAGTGCGAACCTAAATTAGATCTTAAAAGAAGTGTAATGGCCCCATCAGGAGAAAAGGTAACAGTTAATCTGTCCTTCGGGCTTGAGTTTTTTCGCCCTTTCTTCGAATCATAAATTAAATTTAATGGATGAGATTTTCTATCTCGCAAAGTATGTCAACTTCACTTATAGTGATATAATGAGCATGCCAACATTCGAGAGAAGATATTTTGTTGACAAGTTGATCGAGTCGTTCAATAAAAATTAACTTTTAATATTTATTATAAAAAGTAAAATATGTTATTATTTTTTGACGATACTACAACACTTAGTGAATTTGATCAGTTAGGTACTTCCTATGGTGAAATAGTTAGTAACCTTACAAGTGCGTTCAAAAAGGGAATTACACAAGGTTTTGAGAATGGTATATCAACCTTGACTGCTATGAACGATAGTGCTTTGAAACTACAAAAGACTATTGGTAGTGGTGTTGTAATGAGTACCGATCAGTTTAGAAATCGATTGATTGATTCATATTTAGATGTTGTAAAAATGGGCGGTAGTGTTACCGATGTAACAGATGCGATGTCCGAATTGGCTACAGAATCAGGAAAAATAGTACAACCAAGTTTTGAAGTGGCAAAACAAATGGTTGCCCTTTCTAAAACAACAGGATTGGCAACCAAGGAGTTAGGTAAGATGGAAGGTGCTTTTCTGAGGTTGACAAAGTCACAAACTAAAAGTGCTGAAAAAATGGCCGAGATTGCAAAAATTGCAAGACAATCAGGATTGGATGCCTCACAACTTTTGCAAAATGTAAACAAGAACTTACAGTTAGTAGACTCATACGCATTTAAAGGTGGAGTTGATGGTCTAACACAAATGACAGCAAAGGCTCAGTCTTTGAATGTTGAATTGGGGGATATAGTTAGTGAACAAACTATGGAAAATTTGTTGGACCCTGAAAAGGCTATCGAAATGGCACAAACACTTAGTATGATTGGCGGATTTGGTTCTGACTTAACAAATTTCACACAACTTTTAAATGCAGGAAGAAACGATGTAGGGAAACTACAAGATTCATTTATTAATCTTGCAGAATCAGCATTTAAGGTAAATGACGCAACAGGTGAAATAACGATAGATGCTCTACAAAGAGATAGGTTAAAGGCATCTGTTGAAGCGATAAATGGGGACTACAAAAAGTTCATTCAAATTGGTAGAGAGGCTGCAAAACAAACTGCAATATCGAACAAACTTATTACTGCTGGCTTTGATTCTAAAATTTCACCAGAATCAATGAACTTGGTTAAATCCCTTACTGAAATAGGAAAAGGAGGTAAATTAGAACTTAAAATACCTGGATTCGAAACTAATGATTTAGTCAAAACCCTTCAAAATAATCCTGCGGCTCTTGAACAGGCGTTAAAAGATTATAAAGATAAAGCTGACCTTTCAGATAGGCAACTTGCTGAACAAACATTAGGTGTTCAAGAATCAACGCAAAGGGATGCTAGAATAATTAGGGATGTTGTGTTAAAAAGTTTGTCTGAAACTGAGAGAAATAATGTATTGACTACAATAAAGGAAGGACAACAATCGTTATTTGAAGGAACACAAAATGTTGCGAACGGTCTTAAAGACATACCAAAAGGACTTTTAACAAATACTGCCGAATTAAGAACTATGATTTCAAATACTAAAGGCGAAATTGATAGACAAAAACCCTCAAGGTCAGATACTGAGGGTGCTAATTTACCTAAAGCGGTTGAAGCTATAGACCTCCTACAGGAGGATGCTTTTTTTGGGGAAGGAAAAAAAATGTTATCTTTAGGTAAGGGTGAAATGTTTGATTTTATTAAAGACGACCAAGCAATTTTTGCACCCGATTTAGATAAGAAAATAGGTCTTTTAACTGAAACATATATGAATGCAAGTTCATTTTCAGATACACTTTCTAAAAATGTAAGTTTGAAAGGACCTGAAGAAAAAACACTTCCCCTACAACAAATTGTTACAAAACAAGAAACTTCACAAAACATTACACAAACGGTAGATAATAATTTCAATATAAGCGTTGATTTGAATGTTAAAGGGTTGACATCCGGACCTTTAGCCGAAATACTAACAAGAGACGCAGAATTCCAAAGAAGCCTTAAAAATAAGGTGATGGAAATATTCAGTCAAAAAAATCTATTGTCCAAGTCTAAAACAAGATTTGAATCATAAAATTAGTATTCAATCTATTTATTTAAAAAACAATAGATGAATAGCCCACTATCATTTAATTCGACTGAAAACTTCAGAAAAAAATTACAAGTTCGTAATCTTGAACCATACAAGGTAGACGGATCTTTTTCATTTGACATATTAAATGTTGCCTCAGAAATTGTTCTTGTTGATTACTCGGTAAGTAACTTACCTGATGTGACAGTTGAACAAAAAATTCAGGAAGAAAGATTAATTAAACAAAATAAATTTAATCCAGTTGGCGGATTTGGAGATACTATTCAAATCAACATCAACAAAAACAATCAAAGTAATTTAGGTAATTACGGATACAAAAACACTATAGGTTCACAATTAGAAACTATTGGGGATACTACAGAAAAATTACTTTATGTTCAAAACATATATGGACCTGTAGACTTTTCAAATTCATTTGGAAATACAATTGATATAAATAAAAATCTTAATACAACATCTAACAAAGGTGTTTATGGGTATATTAATACTGAAGGAAGTTTACTTGAAACTTTTGGGGTACAGAAAGAAACTGAACTTATTGTTATAAATCAATATGGTCCTGACCAAAATGACAGTAGAAATACTGTAGTACCTAATATTAACAAACAATCCAAACCAAATGAAGGTCACTATGACTTTTCAGATACATTAGGAAGTGATTTAGAAAAAAAGGGTAGAACATCAAAAGAAGAACAAATTGTTATTAACCAATATGGTCCTGAGGGTCAACAGAGTACTCAAACCATAAACCCTAATGTCAACAAACAAACTAAATCTAACGAGGGAAATTATGGACCTTCTGATGCGATTTTTAGTCCGTTAGAGTTAGAAGGGGATAAAATGGAAGGACTATTAAGGGTCTTGAACAAATACTCACCAACTAATATACAAAATGGTTATGGTAACTCAGTGTTGTTCCCGACATTGGTAATCGGATCCAACCAAGGAGACTATGATTATGTTTCAGATGGACCAAATATAACTGCTGACCAATCAAGAGCAAATGCATATGTGACTAACTTTTTTGGACCTGACGGAGGGTTCAATGGTCAAGTAAACCCAAACACAAACAACCAAACACGACCAAATTCAGGCCCATATAGTTATGGAGGTTCGTCTCCGAACCTTACTACTGAACAATCACAATTGATATCCTATTTGGCAAATGTCTTCGGGCCTGAGGATCAACCGAATGGTTTTGGACCCATGATCAATCCTAATTTGAATTTTCAAACACAGGCGAATCAGGGTGAGTATGACTTTACGGCATCTGCACCAAATAAGACAACCGAACAATCTATTCAATACAACTATATTAAAAATCTATATAATACAGGAGAAGGGACCTATGAACCGTTAGTTATTGATGAATTGTTCCCTGACACTTTGAATAGACCATATGCTAATAGTGATACAACATTTTCATTTGTTGCCTCGTCTTATAGTCCTTTTGCAATTCTTACAAGTGATAATCCTAACGGTAGTGAGGGTTCTTTGAGTAACGACTCAAACTTGGCAAAAATTGCCGCAAAAAAACTTCAACAAGAGTTTAAATCAAGAGTTGCTGCTGAATTATACCAACAAACGGTAGGTAGGTCTATTTTAACAAGTTCTACTGTAGGACCTCCGTCTGGTGGAATAGGAAATACGCCATCATTAGATCCGTTTGATATTTTAGGAGTTGCCACCAATAATGTTCCTTTAATACAAAAAAACTTTTCTATTACTGAACCCGCAACAATTGTTGGTGACATTTTAAACTTTACATCAAGAATCGCTGGACTTTACTCACCATACTCGATTATACCTGGTGAATACTTTGATTTTCCTGAAAGAAACTTTTTGAGTCAGGCATTGGCAAACCCAATTGGGGGTATTGGAAGTTTAGTTAGTAACTTCTCAAATAAAATATTATCGGCCAATATTGATTCAGGATCAGAAAGATTCTTAGCCAACACATCAAGAGCAACAAGATCATTATTGTTTGATCAATTATTTTTTAATGCTTACAGACCCGATTATAATTTTGAATCATTATTGAACCCAAACTTGTCGGCACCAAAACCAAATTTTTATATTGGAAACACTAAAAATTTTGTTAGAGATGTAGTAAGTCCTAAAAATGAGTTACCCTTAGGTAAGGGTGATCAACCAAGTATAGGTCCTGTTTTTGACTATGGAGAACTCGGTAAAGAATACGAAGGTAACCAAGTTAATAACCGATTTTTTGGAATCAACTCAAGAAACTTCTTTGATGGTGCATCAGACACAAAGGGCGTTATTGGGGGTGGATCTTTAATTGGGAACTTTACATGGACCACATCAAATAATACATATATAAAACCAGGACAACCTGTTGGATTTAATAACCAAGCGGTTAACTCCACAAACAGTGGATTAGATGAATTATTAAAAAATACATTCGATAAATCTAAATCATCTGGTTTAAATTTAACAGACGGTTCAATATTAGACATTACACAAAAGTTAGTTGATGCAGGAAGCAGGTCATCAAACAAAAAACAACATGTCGGAAATGCAATCAACCAAGTATCCAAAGTCTTTAACGATGGTTATATGGAAATGACAAAAGGGTCAAGAGTTTTTAGATATGTCACCCCAACATCAGTTCAACCTAATCCTGACAATCCTGTGACGGATGTTCAAGGATATGAATATTGTAGATTGTTTACAAAAGATAGACCTTACTACACATATAGAAATCTTCAGAAAGGAAAATTAAGAAACAATAAAGGTAATATCAGAGGTGCGTCTTATTCAGTTTTAGATTCTACATATAACTTGAATATTGCTCCGATGACAGGACCTGATTCGACAAATATACAAAATGGTAGAGTAAAAAAATATATGTTCTCTATTGAAAATTTGGCTTGGAGAACATCTAATAAACCGGGTTATACTGTGGACGATTTACCTGGATGTGAAATAGGTCCAGGTGGTGGTAGAATCATGTGGTTTCCACCATATGATTTAGTTTTTGATGAAAATACAAGAACAGATTGGGAGGGTAATACATTTTTAGGTAGACCTGAACCTATATACACATATAAAAGTACGGAAAGAAGTGGGTCACTAAAGTGGAAGATTGTAGTTGACCACCCGTCGATCATGAATATTTTAGTTAAAAGAGAATTAGAGTCACAAAATACTTCTGTTGCTACAAAAGTAATTGACTCATTTATTGCCGGTTGTACTGAGTATGATATTTATGACCTTTTGAAAAAGTATGGGTCTTTCAGTTTGAACGACATTTATCAAGTAGTCTCAACCCTATCTACTGAATCACTTCAAGAAGTAGCTAAAGAACTTCCAAATGAAACCATACAGTCTGAAGTAACTATTGAAACTAGTGTCAATGTAGAACAACAAAGTTCTGGACAAACTGATACAACAATAGCCGAAGACTTACAAACCGAGATATACCAAGACATACAATTATTGTTTCAAGAAGCAAAACCTGGATCGACAGACACTAGTGGTTCATATGAAGAATATTATACTGAATTGATAAACGCTGAGTCAGATTATAGTACTGCCGGTATAAACGGAGGGGGGAATAACTTCGCAGATAAACTATATTTTTATGGTGGAAATGCGGTTACAAATGCCCCTGCAAACTTTTCGTTGGCAGAATACATAGACACTAGAAAAACTTCAATATCGGGGGTGTTCAGCTTCCTTAAACAAGAATACGATACTTTCAAAGAACTTCTTTCAAAAATATTAACACTATGTGATTCAGGAAATAAAATAGTATTAGATGTTATTGGATCTGCTAACTCAAACAACAATAGCTCAGTTAACTATAATAATTCATTATCACAGAGAAGAACTAACTCTGTAATCAAAACGATTACGGACTTTACTGAAGGTGATTTAAATATGAAAGACATGATTGATAAAAAGTTACTTGAATTTTCTACTTCAAGTAATGGTGACAATCAAAAAATTAATGAAACGGATTACCGTGATATTGACTGTTCCAAAC